CCGCGGAAAACGTGCTCGAGTACGACCTTTTGGTGGACAAGTGGAGAAAGGCAACCTTCCAGAAATATAATTACAAGGAGGACGGGACACCACCCAACGCACCCGAGTTACCCACTGAAGAAGAGGAGGGAGAGGAGGGAGAGGAGGGAGAGGGGGAGCAGGCTCCAGAGCAAACGGAATGAATTGAAAAAAAATATTGAATAAAGTTATATACAACATGGGTCTCTTCAAGGACTGCGGCTGTGGCTGCAAGGGCAAAAAGCAGGAGCAAAAGTTTACCATCAGTGTAATCAGTGCACTCACTTTCTTTTTGGTCGCGAACCCGCAAACGTACATCCTCACGCGACGTTTGTTGGGTGCCGGTCTCTCTTCCGTGAACGGTAACCCGACGCTTCTCGGTTTGATCATCCACAGTATCGTGTTCATGCTCATCGTGTGGGCGATGATGAACATCAGACAAGAAAAGTACGAAGCCCCGGCCCCGGCGAAGGCTGAGGAAGACAAGGGCCCGGCCCCGGCGGAAGGTGAAGAAGAGGAAGAGGAAGAGGAAGAGGAAGAGGCCGAGGGTCCGGCCCCGTCCGGCCCGTCCCCGGCACCGGAAAAGGAGGGTCTCATGTTCATGGACCTTGAAGACGGTTTCGCCTCCTTCGACCTCGAGGGCTCTTCCGTTGGTGCTGGTCCGGCGCCGATGGGTCCGTCTCACATGACGTGCGGATGCCCGGATGGTACCACCGTTCAAGTTGCTCGCAAGTAAATAAAACGGATTCGTCTTTGAAAAAAAACTTTAATAATTCTCCAGAATCAGGATTATTAAAGTGTTTATTAGTTTACTCTTCCTTAGTGGGGGGTTGGGTTTCCGCGGGTGATGCTTCAGCCTTCGGTGGTGCCGCCGCACGAGCCGGTGGTTCGCCTGAACCCATGAACCAAAATGCACCTCCACCGCCGAGCATGCTGCACACGCAGGACGAGCACGAGCATAAAAGAATCACCGCAATGAGAATTCCTTTGGTCGTCTTATTCATCTATAATTAAGACCAAGATAATCTCTCAGCGAGTCGTCGCAGGAGGTACGGGGTCAGTTCTAAGAGGCTGCCGTATGGGACGTACCTGTAGTCCACCTTTTCGTGTCCCATGCCCATGAGTTGGGCGGTCACGTACCTGTTCATCGGAAATTTGTGCGCTAATCTCAGGGAATGTACGTTGTGCGTGGCTACCACAGTGTGCGCATTGTCGGTCGACAGCGCGTGGGTGATCGCTTCGTCGTACTGGCGATCGGTGTCCGATTTCCGGTCGAATACTCCCGCTTGCTTTTTCAAGTACGCCCCACGGACTAACTTGACTCCGGCACAGATGCCGTCGCGTCGCGCTTTCTCGAGATCTTCCCTCAATTCTCGGAGCGCGTTCATCCTATACATTTGATAGGTGGTGTATACCCACGGTTCTTCTGGCGTGTTGTTCTCGAGCATCAAATTATAACACGCCTGGGGATACAAGACGTCTTCGGCGTCGATGCACACCTTGATGTCTCTCTCTTTGGCGTGTTGAACGATTCCTTGAATCTTTTGCGTCGCGGCGTTTGGGTGTTCACGGCTTCCGAAGGAGGTAAACTTGAGGGCACACATGCTTCCCGCGGGGAGGGCATCGAGCATGATCTTCGTCGTTCGTTCTACGGCTTTTATGTGGGAGGGTGACGAGACGTTTTCTTTGGCGTAGTCGGCGATGATTCGCTCGCCCCTTTGTGCGATTTTAGTCAGGACTGTTTTAAATTCGGAATTCAGAGCGGCATATCTCAGCATTACTTACTATTCAAATTTATTTTTTAGCGCGCTTGGCGATGGCATTCAAAATTCTCTTTCGTCGGTTGTTCACGTTCGGTGAGTTCACGTTTTTGGGTGCGTTCTTCACGCGGGGGCTTCTGCGCGCGAGCAATCGGCTCGTCTTCGCTCTCCCACCCACTGCGTTGGAATTCCCATTGAACGCGCGAGTCGTGCACAGGGTTCCCCGCGGGTTTCCGAGCACGCACGATTTCTTCATATTGGCGTGTTTCCGTTGGGCGGTGTCGAGGGCGACGGAGAGTGGGTACAATTCTTGGATGATTTTGGAGATGAAGAGGTTGCTCTTTTTGTCGTTGACGGCTTGGGTGAGTCGGTCGAGGGTGCGCTGGTACCGCTCTTCGAGGTGTTCCGCGAGTCTGTCGATGGCCACCATGGTTTTGCACGAGTTGATCACGCTTTGGCATCTCATGGCTTTGCACGCGACGCTCTTGCACTCTCGGTTGGAGGCTTTATTTTTACTCACTTTCGATTTTTGCGCGGTCGTGTTACGTGTGGTGACGCTCATTGATTGATTAATACTATATGTGAACATTAAAAATCTTCATCAAACCCTATGTCCTCGGCGGTGTCGTCCATCTTCCCGTACTCCCCCACCCGCTTCTCGAAAAAATTAGTCTTCCCCTCGAGGGAGATGTTCAACATGAAATCGAATGGGTTCTTGGCGTTAAAGATGGGCGTCGCTCCGACGCTCTTGAGGAGTCGATCGCTCACGAATTCGATGTAGGTGCTCATCTCGTCGGAGTTCATGCCTATGAGTCGGCACGGGAGGGCTTCGCAGATGAAATTCTTCTCAATCTCCACCGCCTCTCGGACGATCTCTCGGAGTGTATCCGCGTTCGGTTGGTGCTTGAGCATCTTGAAGAGTTCCACGGCGAACTCTTGGTGCAAGGCTTCGTCCCTCGAGATGAGTTCGTTGGAGAACGTGAGCCCGGGCATCAACCCTCTCTTCTTGAGCCAAAAGATTGCGCAGAAGGAACCACTGAAAAAGATTCCCTCCACGCACGCGAACGCGAAGAGTCTCTCGGCGAAGGTTCGCTTTCGGTCGAACCACTTGAGCGCCCACTTGGCTTTCTGGGCGATGCACGGAATGGTTTGGATGGCGTCGAAGGCTTCGCGCTTCTCGGCCGGGTCTTTGATGTATTTATCGATGAGTAAAGAATAGGTCTCCCCGTGCACCATCTCGTTGTGACATTGGTACGCGTAGAAACTCCTCGCCTCCGCGGACGCCACCTCGTCGGCGAAATTGTTGTTGATGTTCTCGAAGACGATGCCATCAGACCCGGCGAAGAAGGCTAGGATGTATTTGATGAATCGTCGTTCGTTGTCGTTCAACTTGGCCCAGTCCTCCATATCCTTGGAGAGATCCACCTCCTCCGCGGTCCAGTTTGACATTTGTGCCTTCTTGTACAACTGCCACAAGTTCTTGTGTTCGATCGGGAACACGGTGAACCGCGACAATGTTTGGTGGAGGAGGGGTTCGTACTCTTCCTCGAGGTACTCCTGAAACTCGAAAAAATTGCCAATCCTGGTGTCACCTAGAAAGATTTGGGGGTACGCATCGAGCGACCCCCCGCATTTCTCTTTAAGTTCATCCCTCGGGATTTCTCTCTTTTCGTGTGGTAGACCTTCGTCTTCACATAGTTTCTTTGCTAAATCACAATATTTGCAATCTTGCTTGGAGTAAATGATAAATGTCATCGGGTTGGGTATTTTACCTAAATATTTTTTGTCTGGAAATCTTAAGTTATGAATGCGATTATCCCAGGTGAAATCAAAGAAAAAGAGTGCGTCAGGGCGATGGTGAAAGAAGACGACGTGGAAGAGGAGATGCTCGGCGTCGTCACCCTGAACACCGGTCGAGGACTGGTCGGGGTGCGTTTGCTGTTACCGACTGAAAAATTTTACAAGAACGCCCCCGTGTGGGCCCTCGAAGAGAACGTCACCGCGGTTCCGTGGGAGGCCCTCACCGAGCACCACCCGGACTGTGACCTCCCCGCGCTGGAGTTTAAATCCGTGGGCGAGGATCTGTGGGTCGCCCTCGAGGACATCGACGTGGAGGAGACCGACAGCGAGGTGTGGAGTGACACCGACACCGATCTCTCTGGGTTCATCGTGAGCGACGGCGATGTCTCCGGCCAAGAAGACGTCCCAGAGGGGGCGCGCGAAATCGACCGGCTGTGGGACGACTGGAACCCACAGAGCCCCGGGGCGCGTTCTTTCAAGGACACCGTCGACGCCATCGAGACGAGAATAAGACACTCTTTTTGAGTTAAGTGCGTCAGGACACGAAAACTAAAAAGTCAAGTCAATGCACCAAAAATGCTGGCAGCAATATGGTCAGACTTGGAGATTCTCCGAGCCGAAGAACAACAACAACAAATACAAATGAAAAAGCCAGTGGATACGATTAACTTTTGTTTGTGTGGTGGTCAAAAACTTTTAGTGGATGGCATTCCCACGTGCACCGAGTGTGGTCGCGTGGACACCATTTTCATCGACGACGGGGCGGAGTGGAAGAGTGGGATATCCACCGACGGGCAAGTCACCGATGGTTCGAGGTGTGGGAACCCGACCGCACCCTCCGATTTGTTTTCGCACTCGTGGGGGAAGAGTTGCATTATCGCCACCGGGAGGGGATCGACGTACAAGACTCGGCGCATGGCGAGGATTAATTTTCACCTGTCGATGAGTAATCACCGCGATCGTTCGTTATTTCACGCCTACCGAGAAATCGACGAGGCGTGTCCGGGCCTTCCGGAAAACATTCGTCACGACTCGAAGACGATGTATAAAAAATTCAATGAACTCAAACTCACGCGTGGGTCGGTGCGCACCGGGATCAAGGCGAATTGCGTTTTGTTCGCGTGTCGTCTGAACAAATACCCTCGGTCGGCGAAGGAGATTGCGGACATGTTTCAGATTAGCACCAAAGACATCAGTCGCACGACCCAACTGTTCAAGGAGACCCTGTGTGGGAAGGCGCAGCAGAAGAGTTACATCACGCGACCGGCCGACCTCGTCCATCGCCTCATGAATGGCATGGAGTGTTCGGTCGAGGACAGGCAGGAGGCGCAAAAGTACGTTCGAGAGATTCAGGATTGCGTTCAACTCATGTCGAAGACCCCGGTCGCGGTCGCCGCTGCGGGCATCTACAGTGTCCTAAAAAAGCGCGGGTTCACGAAAAGTCAGGTGGCCAAGGTGTGCGAGATATCGGTGCCCACCCTCAACAAAGTAGAATCAATACTTAGAAATTAACGTGTAATGAATATTTAACAGAAATGGTGAAAGTTTTCCTCTCGACGCCATGCTACGGGGGCTTGTGTCTTGAAAAATATATGATCTCCGTGATTAAACTCCAACTCCTCTTGATGCGCAAAAACATACAACTCTACGTCGACACGACGGAGAACGAATCTTTGGTGCATCGCGCACGAAACGTCGCCGTGGGGAGATTCATGCAAAAGACTGACGCCGATCTCTTTCTCTTCATCGACGCGGACATTGACTTTGACCCCGAAGCGGTGGTCCGTCTCGTCGAGTCCGGGCACGACATCAGTTGTGCGTGCTACCCGAAAAAGGTGGTGATGTGGGACCAGGCCAAAAAGGCGATCGAGGAGGGCGACGACCGACCGATGGCCATGCTCTCCTCCTCCCTCGTGATTAATTTCGGGGCGCAACAGCGGCAAGTTGTCGATGGATTTATTGAGATCTTGGACGGTCCCACGGGTTTCATGATGATCAAGCGCGAGGTCTTCAAAAAGTTGGAGGATGCCTATCCCGATCTTTGGTGCAAGAACGATCACCAAAACCGCGATTTTGACGATTACCACGCCTGTTTCGATTGCATGATCGATCCGGGTAACAAGAGGTATCTCTCCGAAGATTACGCCTTCTGTCGCCGATGGCAGCAGATCGGGGGGAAGATTCACGCCGATGTGCGCACGTCTCTCGGGCACGTGGGCAATCTCCCGTTCACCGGTTGTTTGGACGACCGACTTAAGGTTTTGCCTTGTAATTAAATTAACGAAGAATGAAGTTCGCCACCATCGTCGTCACCCGCACCAAAGCATGTCACGTCAAGACCATGCACACGATTCTCAAGATGAACATCCAGTGCATGATTCGCGGATTTCACAACGAGATTATTTTTTGCAACGACTGCCCTTTCGATAAGGCGGAGACGGTTCAGCACGTCCTAAAGAAGGGACAGGCGGAGCGCATTTTCTTCATCGATTTTGGAATTCATGTGGACGAAAACAGCATCGTGCAATTGTTCGAAAAACACGAGGGCACCGGGGTGTTGGTGTTCCCCGCGGTCAAGGATGGAATCGATTGGGACATGTTCAAATCTAAAGTCAGGGAGGGTGTGGACGAACCGGTCGACCAGATGGGACTCCATTTCGACACCGATGTCAACGTCGGGAAGAAAGTGGGCGACAGCCTTTACGCCGTGAACTCGACGACGGCGAGGTGTTTCATGATGAATATTAAGAACGTCAAGAAGCGCATCGATAAGATTCACCCGAAGATGTTTGAAAAATTAAAAAGTGATGGCGTGAAAATAGTCGCGTATACGAAGGCCAAACTCACGTGCACCTACGCGCACGAGTGCATTTCAAATATTTTAAACGCAGCCGGGGTCCGCACAAGTTGACGCGACCATGTCCCTCCGCGTCGACCCGGGCGGGCGCCTGCACGGCGTCGTCACCTCGTTCATACAGAGTGCGTGGGGCACAAACAAAGGTCGCTTCCCTGGACCACAACCTGTTTCCATAGAGCGAAGGCATTTCCCCCTCCTCAAGCGAGATCCATACGTGGTGTGTGAGAAGACCGACGGGGAGAGGCACATGCTTGTGTGCGTGGAGGTGGAGAAGGCGCGTCGGGCGGTGTTGGTGAATCGCGCCCTCGAGATGCGTGTGGTGCCTCTGACGCTTCCACCGACGGCGTACAAAGGGACCATCCTCGACGGCGAGGTGTACGGTGGGACGATGTTAGTCTACGACGCTCTCTTCGTCGACGGAGCACCCGTCGGTCAACTGTTTTTCTTGGATCGTCTCGAGAAGATTGAAAATTTGCTTAAGAGAATGATCGTCATGAAATTTGACATGTTCAAATTGCGGCTAAAGACGTTTCACGTGGTGGAGGACATGGATGCCTTCATCGACGACTACCTCCCGTCCGTGCAAGAGGACGTCGACGGCCTCGTTTTCACGCCCGTCAACGAGCCGATGCGCATAGGCACCCACGAGACGATGTTCAAGTGGAAGCCGCAGCGTAAGAACACCGTAGATTTCGCTCTGCAGAGGGACTGCGTGCGCAAGGGTGTGTGGAGGCTCTACGTCCAAGACAAAGGACAGTTGGTCTACGAATCGGAAACCTTGCAAGAGGAGGACTATTTCGAGGAGGGCGCCATCGTCGAGTGCGAGTACGTGCCCGAAGCGGAGGCGTGGCGCGCGATCAAACGCCGGCTCGATAAGACGTATCCCAACAACCGACGCACCTTTTACGCGACGCTCAGGAATATAAGGGAAAACATCCAGATGGAAGAATTTAGAGACTTGTTTCGAATGTAATGTATGACGCGTGGCTTCGCCAACCCCCAAAACAATTGCTATTTCAACACCGCCCTGCAATGTCTTTTCCACGTGCCCGCGCTCTCCAACTGTTTGAACGACAAGCCGCATCGTGGTTCGTGTGCGTTCAGTCGAGCGTATTGCGATTTATTGCGAACGTACTGGCGCACCGGTGAGACCTCCGTTTTGGATGCCACCCCCCTCCTCCGGGAGTTTCAAAAGCATTTCCCTCGGTTCGTCGACGAGGAACAACACGACGTGCAGGAGGCCATCCTCTGTGTGATCGACATCTTGGAGAGGGCCGAGCCTGCGCTCAAAAAACTCTTCTATGGGAAGAAGACGCAGGAGACCATTTGGCCCGGGGGTAAAAATTCCACCGAAGAGGTCTTCAGCGTCCACCTGCTCACCACCAAACCCAAGGCGAGTTTGGAACAGATGCTCGAAGACAGCACGGCGTGGCACACCCTCGAAGGGTTCGTCGACGACGAGGGGAAGACGCATCACGTCGCCACCACACGAACGGTCTTTTCGGAGATGCCCCCGATGTTGATGATTAGTTTCGACAAAAAATCTGTCGTCTCTCTGATTGATAGATTACAAATTGGGAGCGTTAAATATAGGCTCGTGGCGAGTGCCCTCCATTCGGGTGTGCAATTCGATGGGCACTACGTCTCGTGCGTGTGGCACAAACGGTGGTATCTGGTCAACGACGAGCACACAGATCCACTCGAAGGCGGACCGCCCTCCCCGGCAGGACACTACTTCCTCATCTACGTCCCAGAGAAGCAGACATGAAGCACTTTTCTTTTTGCGTCAAGACGCGCGACTTGCTCAACATGATAGACGATTGTTCCTACGTGATCTTCACGAAACCGAACGACGAGGGGTGGATCCAAGGATACGCTCAAAGTTCGATCCTCCCCATAGGCACGAACTATCAACGGGTGTCGACGACGTCTTCCGTGATGCGAGCGGTCATTCTGAGTCTCGGGGTGACCAAAGAGGTGGGTGGGTACTGCACCATGGGTAAGTGCACGCGGTGCGACGTCACCGCGTCGCGCTCGTGGTCCCCGTCCCTCTGCGAGAGGTGCCTAACGGTGACAACTTAAAGATTAGACGCGCTATTTTAATTGAAACGAAAACCATGGATGTTCAACCCATCGTAGATAAGTGTTTCCCCCTCGTGGAGCAACACATGCAAACCCCCCACGTGGAGATGGAGTTGCGACTCGGGAGGTACAACGGCAACTTTTTCGACACCGACGTCGGTCGCGAGCGGTGGGAGCGCGTGCTCGCCGGCCTTCGACAGTACGACCAGTGGGAGAGCACCTACGTCACACAGAGCGATTCCTACTACAACGACGCGAACTCGATTCGAATCACCGTCGACGCCACGACCGGGGCGCAGACTATGGTGCAAAAAGTCCGAACGTGTCAAGAAGATTTCATCCAACCGGAGAGTCCGGTGGACGTTCGTTTTTCCGTGAGCACCGAGACCCCGGCGACTGGGCAGTACGAGATGGATCGAAAGTTGGTCAAGGCGAGGCACAGTTTCGTTCGTAAAAATCTGCGCATCGACATGACCCAGGTGACCGGGATCAAGGACATGGATTGCGAAGAGCCCGTGTCGTACCAGATCGAGTTGGAAATCGTCGACCCTTCGAAGATTCAGTACTTGGAAGAATTCTACAACATGGTGTGGAAGATTAATAATCTTCTCGAACTATTGTAAATGCTCAAGTTTGTAATATTACTGTTGATCGTCTATATACTCACGGTGGAAAAACAGGGGCCGAGGTCGACGCTCTCCCACAAACGGGCGGTGCGCCTCAAGCACCTCACCGAGCAACTCCACGTGTTGTATGAACGGTCGCGACGGGAACAAAAGTCTTTCCTCGGGCCAGCCCTCTCTTTGTCGAATCGTATTAAGGAGGAGTATCCAGAATACGATTGGAGTTCGCACACCCTCTTGTTGAAGCGAATCGCGGAACCGTATAAATCAGAACCACCGTTCGCATATCGCGAGGGTGTTTAGGATGTAAAATATTTGTAATCGGTACCTCTTGAAATCTATGTTTTCGTAATTATTTAGAACGTGTAAGATGAGCCCGTGGTCGTTTACCTCTCGATTGTCGTCGAGCCACTGTTTTTGCTCGGCGTCGGACATCTCGTCGAAATCGTCGGGGAGGCGGCCGTACATGTAATCCCTCTCGACATTTGAAAATCCTTGCGCCTTTGTGTCCCTCCCCCACCTGATGAACGCCGCCGCGGTGTCTATGAGGGCGTCCACCATGTGTTCCCTCGCCGCCGCGAGATGCACCTCCTCCTCCTTCTCGTCGATGTTTATTCCAGCGGTCGCGTGATTACCATCCCGCCGTCGGAAGGCTCGGATGATTTCCAAGAGGTTTTTGCGAAGCATATCTTTATATTAAGGTGTCATCTCTTCCTTTAACACACGTTCGATCTCGAGTGACAATTCCACGTACCCCTTGGTGTCCGCGGCGACCTCCTTGAAAATCACGTCTCGCACCGTCTTCTTCACCTCACCCGTTTGCGTTCGGTGTCTGACCGGGATTTTATTCAGGAGCGCTTTGATTTTTCGCGTGTCCTCGTCCAAGCGCTTTTTGTAAATCTTCAGTTTCGCGGCGTTCTTGAGGAGTCTCTGGTCGTAGTACTTTTCGAAGAGTTCCGCGCGAATGTTTTGCAGCGTGTTCTTGTTGCGAACCGGCGCCGGTGAGGTCAAGTTGCCAATCTTTTTGACGATGTTCGGTTTCAAGATGTGCTTCGGCATGGCCACGTTCAGTTTCTGTGCGTACGCCAATAACTCCGCTTTTTTAAACTTGTTACACGCCTTGCCGTTGATGCACACGGTGCCGTTCGTCGAACGAGTCACAGTGGGCGTGGAGACGACCGGGAGCGCGCGCTTCTTCACCGGTTCCGGGGAGTGGAATTTTTCTGTATACCCAGTCGGGGCGACGAGCATGCCCACTTGATGCGCCGACAACAACAGTGCCTTGGTCGCATTGTATTTGTTTCTCAACTGATTCGGATTCTCCGCCTTGAAGAGTTGGACCAGCCCAGTTTTTCGAATCATGAAGGAGTGCCCGTGGTGTTCGACGAGGAAAAAGTACTGCTGTAATTCGGGTTCGTGTCTGAATTGGATTTTCCTCGCGCGAAGAAATCTTTGGAACGCACCCGCGTTGAGCACAAAATTACCTCTGAATTGACCGGTGACGTTTGAAAATTTGAGGGGGGCGTACAAGAAGCGTTGTCTCCCCGTGTACGTGTAGACGAGATACCTGTGAATCGCGGGAAACACCGAGACGTCGTTCACGGGCACCGCCCCGCTGATCCGAAGGTTTCCGCTCGAGTACACGTAGAGCGACCCTTTCGCCTGCACACCGTTGGGTGCGATGACTCTGTACACGTATTCCACGGTCTTCGCCCGCGACGCGTGACCCGTGGTCTTTCCACTCTGCGCTCGAGTGAAGACGATTTTGTTTTGACGATCTCGGCCGTTGATGAGAGTCGTCTCGATCTTGTAGTGCTTCCCAGAGACGATGAGGGGTTCGCGCCTGGCGTGTGGCTTCCTCTTGAGGAGTCTCGCGACGTCCAACTCCGGCTTGTTCACCCTCTTATCTCGGCTCACGGCGGTCGCCATCACGAAGCGAAGAGGTTCGAAGGAGAGTTTTCGCGCGCTCACCTTTGGTCGCGGCGGAGACGCCACCTTGGCTTTGGGCTTGGATCTCACCGGTGACGGTGTCAACGCGAGACGCGGGACGACCCGACGCACGGTAGCCGATTTCGGGGAGAGGGAGAGCGCCCTCTTCCGCATCACGAGGGGCGACGTCGCCGGTGTGGAACGCAACACCCGACGCGGCGACGCGGGGGGCGTCACGAAGGGATCCATCGCGCGCTTGGGTGTGGTGGTGCCGTTTGAATTTGAACGCACCACATTCACGCCCGAATCACGCAAAAATTTTTGCAACGAACTTGGAGGATTCATTCATATACTATTAATTACATCACATTATATTTTCATCATCCACCGTGAGACCGACGATGACCCGCCCCTTGAAGGCCATGCCGTGCAGACGCTCCACATTCGCCCGCATCTCCGGCTCGAGTTCACCCACGTCCTTGACCTCCACGTCTCGCGAGGAGAACGGCCCCACGTAGACGTCGTCGTTGAATTTCGGTTTGGCGCACAAGTTGTTTCTCTGGCAGTGTTCGGTGAACCGTCCCACGAACTCCTTCTGTGCGATGAAACAGTCTTTGCCGTATCGCACGTCGGGAGATGCCATGAAGTTGACCAAAAAGTTCACATTCTTCGCGATGTCTTGTTGAATCTTTTTGAAATATTGTGGCACGACATTCCAAATATCTTTGTCGCTGTACATGTTCGCGTGTTCTAAGTATCCCCGCACACACTTGTAAAGAATGGCTGGCAATTCCTGGGCTAATTTAGCGTCCAAGTGTGGGTCCGCGTCTCGCACCTGCTTGGCGAAATTCCACGCTAATATGCGTCGAAGGATACTCCCAGAGTTATCCTTGCCTTGGAACGGGACCTCGTTTCCACCCAACACCCCCGGGGTGCGCCACTCCAAACTCTTCGCCTTCTCGTGCTTCACCGCGATCGAGACGTCTTCGCCGGAAACTAACGACTGGAACTCGGCCTGCTCAAGTTTCAAATCGGACTTGATTTCGGGCGCAACAAACATAAATCCATCCACGATCGAGGAGAGCCCAAATTTTGTTTCGATGTTGTTCGAAAGAGTCTTGACGTCTTCCCCCTCGTAAAATTTCTTAAACACTTTTGTAATAAGAGTTGATTTACCCGAACGCGCCACGCCCTTGAAAAATCCAATGACTTGCCACGCATCGAGATCACCCGTGTCAAAGGTGAGTCTGCCGCCCATGGCGTACGTCCACCGGCACACGTCCTCCTCGAAATTTTGATAGGTGAGGATGGATTGAAAGTATGGGGTCGGAATGTCGTACCAGTCGTTGCAATATAAATGAGCGGTCTCGAAGGGTTGGTCGAAATATTTAGAACTCACGAGGGTGGGGTCGAGCGCCGCGAACTCCTTGGAATCGTAGGGGTAGAAATTGCACACGTATTTCCCCTCCTTCGGTGACCACTCCTTGCCGATGAAGACACCGTTGGTGAAACTCCACATGTGGCGATTCTTTTCAATCTCGGGGAATTGGAAATCGATGCAATTTTCCAAGTGTCTGATGACGTCGTGGAACCCGTTCCCCTTGGACGTGAGGTCCTTCCACACCTCGAAATTGTTTTCTTTTTGACCCAACTCGTAGACGAACTGTTTAATCGTACAAACCGGTTTCCACGCGCGAGTGTAGTGCCCCTCGCTCTTGCGTTGGGTCATGCAGTTCCCCTTGTACCGTCTGTACCCTCTGTTGAACAACTCGTCGAGCGCCTTGACGATCGCCCGTTGGAAGGGGCTCATCTCCTTGATGCGCGCGTCGTCCAGGGGCATCGAAGACGTGTCGAAATACTCCGGATCGAAATTGTACGGCTCAGGGACATCTCTCGGGTGCAATATGCGTTCTTGCGCGATGTAGTGCGTGCGCACGTTTTTGAACGCCGCCCCGACTTGCACGATCAGGCGACAGATTCGTTCACCCAATTCGAAATCGCTCGTCTCATCTTTCCAGGAGGCCAAATCTAAATTTTTCACCCTCGCCCCCAGGAGACGCAAATAGTTCATGTGCCTCGTGCATTGGGTGTGCACCGCACTCAGGGAGATTTGCGACGGGTACCCGTCGCTGTTCATGTCCTCCTGACTGAAAAATTGTCCAGGCCAATATCCCAGGCGGGCGACATCGGATGGGTTGCACCTGGACGTCGTGAGGCCCCATAGATTTTCGAGGCGCCCGGTGCACTCCTTCACACGGCCTTCGTCGAGAGACTGAATTTGGTTCATCCATGAATACAATTCAGCCTCGCCACGATTTTGCTCTGATTCTTTCGTGATGTAGTGAGTCATGATTTCTTAGGTATAACGTGGCCTAATTCTTTATGGAGATTTTTTTAATCCTTGAGTGCGGAGAAGATCTTGATGAGAATTCGATTCTGCGTCTCGAGTTGTTCTCGGATGCCCACCAAGGCTGATGCCACGGTGTCGCCGTCTGGGGTGGCGAGGAGGGAGGCCGCGATGTCCGCGATGTCACCCAGGCCAGCCTCATCTTCGTCGAAACCCTCCTCGTCTTCCTCGTCGATGTCGCTGACGACGATCTCCCCCTCCTCCAACTCGTCGTCATCTTCGTAATCGTCGTCGTCCTCCACTTCCTCGACTGGTAACGCCTTATTTTCCACGTGAGCCATTGTTTCTACGTTTGCCTGAGAAATCAAAAAATCAGATTTCACCGCGGAGGGGTGCGCGCGTTCCCCAGGAGGTGAACACATGAAATTATTTTCTGATCCTATAGTACCAACAATCTATAACTATGGCTGGTGGTTTGATGCAACTTGTCGCCTATGGTGCCCAAGATACTTTCCTTACCGGTAACCCGAAAGTTACTTTCTTCCAAGCCGTGTACAAGCGTCACACGAACTTCGCTATGGAAAACATTGAACAAACCGTCAACGGTACCCCGGCGAACTCCGGTCGCTTGTCCGTCACGGTTGCTCGCAACGGTGACTTGATCGCCGACATGTACGTTGAGTTGTCTGCCAAGTCTTCTTTGGTTGCGACCACGAACGGTGACTCCCAATGCTGGGTCGCCGAGCGTGCGATCAAG